CCTGCGGCAGTCTTGGTATGTTTATCTGTGCCATTAAATTGTGCTCCCCTTCTGGCTAAGCAACGACGCTAAGCCATTAATTCCTGCACCCACTCCTCCTGCCCCCTGTTGTAATGGTTGTTGCATATCATTTGGTCTTCCTTGATATTGAAAGGGGTTTGCTTTAGGTCCTGGTGGTTGAAGATTGTTTAACGTAGGAGATCTTGGTTGGAGATCCTGCATAGCTCCTTGTGGATTACCATATGGGTCTAATGTCATTTCTCCTTTTGTTCCAAATCTTGATCCTAAAGTAATTGGTGTTTCTGAAATACTCCAAGGTCCATCAGCATAAGTACCTCTTGGGTCAGCGTAGTATCCTTCCCCGGTGAAAAAATCAGCGAACCCCTGCGTGAATCCTGCCGGTCCTCTTCCTATCTGTTCGTTGTGTGTCTGTCCTCCGTAAGCTGATGACAGTTGACTCATTAAGCTTCCGCCAGAAGAATCAAAATTAAATCCTGTGTCCACTGGCGCAGCATCTAAAGGTGCTACTGGCGCAGCGGCCAAAGGTGCTGGTGCCGTGTTGCCTGCGTACTCTGGTGCAGGGGCTCCCTCTCCAACCTCCGCTCCAGGCACATTAATGTTTTTAAAATGTTCCGTAAGACCCTTTATGCCTTGTTCTATGCTTGTTAACCGGTCGCCCCATCCTGAAAAATCATACTGCTGCTGTTGTGACTGCTGCTGTGGTTGCATAAACTGATTACGTGAATTTCCCAAAGTGCTATAAGGAGAATTAGGATAGGGATTGTACATTATCTAAGTCCGTCAGGTTGAACGTCTGCGCGGTAGGTACCATATCTCCACGCCGTATCAAGATCGGTACTTGAAATTTTAATTGATCCTTGTCTTCCGCGTGCACGTGTGTCAACCTTGGTTGTTGTAGTGCTCACAGTGTAGGGTCCGTGTGTAACTTGTGTACTAGCAGGGTAAAGTTTAAAGTTAAGTTCAACGCTGAGATCACCACTTTGATTTTTAAAGTCCGGTATAAATCTCCTTATGGCCATAAGTCTTTCCCCTGACTCTGGTATGACAAAGTCACCTGATTCTATGTAAGCTGTCATAGCTGAACCATCATCGTTGTTTCCGTTCTCCTGTGCATACATAAAACTTCTTCCAGCTGTAACACCAGTGATGGTACTGATGGTTGTAGTTGTATCTGTTGCGCTGTATGATGTTGCATAAGGATACTGATAAACTCCCTTATCCACCCATGAAGTTCTGGAGAGGGTTCCTATACACCAAACCTTTTCTTGATAATTGTATGTAACACAGCGATCAATTACATTCGATCCACTTGATGGATAGAACCAGGTAACCTCATTAAATTCACTGTTAAGAGATGCGAATGTGTCCTTCTGGGATGCTACATCTATATCCGTAAATACATAATCCTCCACGGAGCATGGAATTTTTTGAACGGAACCGTCAAACTGGAAGAAGGAATCAATCCCCATCCAAAAAGATCTTCCGTTAGTTTCCACAACTGAATGAAGTCCTGCTGCTCCACACGCTGATCCTAGCTGGTTAAACCCGAAAGTAAATGGGGCTCCAATTAACTGCATTTGATACAACGCTGTATCAGTCCAGATTAGGACAGCGCCACGTGAACGAGCAGCGGCAATTAATCTACTGCCATCTGTTAATCTTTGTGATCCTGCAGTATTTGTAGCGGTAGGAGTCCATGCCGTATAGTCATCCTGGTCCGACCACCGAATAAACATATCATCCTGCGTGGCGGCACTCGCTATTGTTGTTTCCGTTCCGAACAGTACAACATGACGATCAGTACCTGAAACCATAGCGAACCTACTTACTGTTGGGGCATTGCTTACTATCGCCGCTACGGTACTTGTACCGACAGATGTGTCCCAATAATAAAGAGATCCATTAAAGAACTGGCACAATGCATCTTCACCCCAAGTATCCAATGACCATTTTCCTGCATCAAGTTGAACGCTATTAGGTGCTGCAAGTCCTGAACGGGTTGTGCCCCAAGTTGAAAGTCCCCACGTTCCTGCACCCCATCCATATCCCTGAATGGACGCTGCAGGTTTTGTATTAATTTCATAAGCTACTGTTCCACTTCCCCCAGTTCTACCAGTGCCTCCTTCAGATGCTTCGGCAGTGATAACATAAACAGACGTAGAGGTTATTGATTGAATTTCAAATTCACCTTCAAGTTGAGCAGCAGTTATTGAACTACTAGTTGGTGCGGTTACTGATGTAATTGTAACAAAATCACCCTCCACTGCCCCGTGTCCTGCATCCGTAACACTTACGGAAGTAGAGTTGGCAGTAGTGGCAAATTGAGTTATTGAATCACCAGAAGATCTTGTTGGAGTAATGTCAGACCACGCGTTATTGGCGTAGACGTAAAGTTTTTTATTTGTTCCTGTTATTGTGTAGGGATCTCCGTCCAGAGAGAACCAAGATCTTATACCTCTTGCGGCGCCCAAAAGAGCGTCACTGGTTACCTTTGCCCATCCTCCTATTTTTTCGGGAAGACCATACCTGAACCTTACATTATCACCGTCAAACCAACGTCCTTCGGCTCCATATTCAGTATCTTGTTTGTCTATTCCTGGTGATAGTTGGACCTTAACAAGTGCCATATTAACTCCTTATACGGCTGAATCGTAATGTCTTATCCAGCGTGCCGTTCCGTTTATTTTGATCATTATCGCTCCTGTCTTGCTTCCTGCACTTGCCGTAGAGGAAGATAAACTGTTGGCGCTAGCTGCTCCAGATGTTCCAACGTAGTTTACAAAGGGTTGGTCATCATCGCCTTGATCCAAATCCAGTACTGGAATTGCTCCTGTTCCGCTGTTTTGATCCACTTCAAGCTTTGCTGCTGGAGCTGAAACTCCAACTCCCACCCGGTCATTTCCTGCGTCTAAATAAAGAAGATTATTATCAGCATCTCCATAGAACTGTGCGTCCTTATCAGCACCAGAACTGTTGTAGGTTAATGTTCCGCCATTTAAAACAGTGTCACCGGATACAGTCAAGTTGTTGTTGGCAACCAAGTTTCCTGCGTCCGCTAGAACATCAAATGCCGTGCTTCCGTCTGTGTATATTAAATATTTTGCTCCTGTAACTGCTAGTGTAACGGCCGTTCCTCCAGCCGGTCCAAATGTCAATGCGTTTCCGTCCCTAGTTGTAGCGTCATCTATAAAATACCAATAAGGATTAGCTTCACAGGTAACGGCTCTTGTTCCTGTTAATGTTCCTGTAAATTTAAGTGCGGCCCTGCTTTGTTGATCGCCAGTTCCACCACTTGACGCGGTAAGAGCCTGTGTACCACTTCCGGCAACGGATATGGAAACATATCCCTTAACTGCATTTTCTACTTTTTCTAAATTTTCGTTTGTTACAGTACCCCACGTTCCTGAATTGGAACCTGTGGTTTGTAAATCTAGGTTTAATATCGTCGAGTCAGCCATTTATCCTCCTAAGCTTTTGACACTGTTGTCCATGTATTAGATGCATCATCATCCACCTTATTCCAAATACTGAATGCCAGTGTTCCAGCACTGAATGTTGCTGCACTTCCAGTTAGATTAACAACTGCAGTTCCTGTAACTGTAGTGTTCCCAATGCTGAATGTCGCAGATGAACCAGTTGGTGTATAAGCCGATTCTATAACAACAGATCCTATGCTAAATGTACCTGCAGATCCAGTAGGAGTAACTAAAGCTCCTGCTGTAACTGTTGTAGATCCAACACTAAATGTCGCTGATTCCCCTGTTACGGTATAAGTAGAGACAATAGTAGCATTTCCTATGCTAAATGTAGCAGCAGATCCAGTAGGAGTTATAAGTCCTGTACCTGTAATTGTCAAGGTTCCTATAGAGAAACTAGAGGTACTTCCACTAGGAATGACATAAGTTTCAACGTTAGTTCCGGCGAATGGCTCAGCTCCAAAGGCAAATTCAGCAAAAGCCGCGTCCGTGGTATAGGTTCCAGGGTATGGAGTAACTGATCCTGCACTGAATGTGGCTACATTGGTGGATGGAGTAACTATTTGTATAGTTACAACTGTAGGGGATCCAATAGAAGCTGTAATACCATTTCCGCTTAATACAGCGTAAGTAGTTAGTTCATTTCCTGAAAAAGCAAATTGGCTAAAGGCTGCTGATCCATAGCCAAAATTCTGTGTCTCTGCTACTGCCATGTTAAAATCCTATAAAATTGACATTTTAGCACATTCCTGATATATAGCAAGAATTCATAATAGTTGATTATGCATAAGGAAGAAGTAAATAATGAAAACATCTGAGTATTGGTTTTGGGAAAAAGAACTTCCCCATAAAACTTGTAAAAAATTAATAGAATTAGGAAAAGGAAAGTGGAAACAAGCAACGGTAGACTCAGATAAAAAAAAATTAGATAAGATAAGAAAGAGTGAGGTTATATGGGTAAATGAACAATGGGTTTATGATTTAATCTGGGAATACATGTCATCCGCGAATAAACAAGCAGGGTGGAATTATAATATAGTGGCGGCTGAAAGTTGTCAAATAACACGATATACCAAAAAGGGATTTTATACATGGCATAAGGACGGAACAGGTTCCCATAAGGAAGTACATAGTATGCCAGGTAACGAATTCTTGGATGGAAATACTAGAAAACTATCAATGAGTATTCTTCTCAACTCTGATTTTGAAGAAGGTAATTTTGAAATTTTTTCGGATTATACAGTACCAAAA